CGTCCCGAAGGTCAGCGCCGGCAAGGTCAGCGCAGGCAAGGTCAGCGTCCTGAAGGTAAGCGTCCCGAAGGTCAGCGCAGGCAAGGTCAGCGTCCTGAAGGTTAGCGCGCTTGCCCTGCTTGCGGCCACTTTGGACCCACAAGCGGTGCTGTTCCAGAATAACTTTTAGTTTCAAAGGCTTCATGGCTTCTCCCTCTTACAAATGTAATATAGCCCGACGATCACAGGCTGTCAAGCGCTTTTCTTCGTACCGCTTGGGTTAAGCAGGGACTCTGCAAAGCGGGTTAGCTTGTGATAGGTGAACAAGCCGACCGTTCCGATAAGTGCTGCATGAAAAAGCAAGTTGATGGTAAGAATACCCGAAATAAGTTCTACAGTTTCAATATTCATTGTTCGTTGTATCTCCTTTTTCATTGCCCTCTTTGTTGGGCAAAGCGATGCGCTTTTGCTCATGCGCCGCGTCAAGAAGCTCTTTGAGCCTCTCCGCAGTCCAAGTGGTATGGTCATGCAGGTAGGGGCTGTGGGCGAACAAGTCCTCGGTGATCTCAATCACCTTGTTTGCAAAATCAGAATTATTCACCTTCTTTCTTGCTTCTTTAGACTTCAGAATAAAAAACTCTCTCGGAATCATAATATAATGCCCGTGACCAACAGTAATGATGGCGTCTCCGTTATCATCCACAGGTAAACACAAATCAGTACCGGCAGGACAGTGGTGCTTACCGTATGCCTCATAATCGAAGTCCTTAATCAAGCGAATCTTTCTCTTTCTGTAGATCCTATTCATTTTTTCTCCTTATTTTCGTAATGTAGCCGGGCGATCGTGGGCTGTCAAGTATTTTCTTTCATTTCTCTCGCGATGAAGGCGGCGACTGCTCGACGCTGCTCGTCTGGTGTGATGGTCTTGTAAAACTTTGTCTGCATGAAACTTGGTGTGTTTCTGGTCAAGTCTTCGACCTGCTCCGCAGAAAGGGGAACAGGAGTCCTGCTACTGGCAAACTTTACTGTCGGTTCTGGATAGCGAAAGGCGAACCGCCCGGCACTTTTCAAGACATAAGTGAAATCAAATCCACGATAAAGGCAATCAAAATGTTCTTTGTCGGTCAACTGTTTCATCACCCCTCTTCCCCAACTAAAGATAACCGGCTCGGGGTTATCATCAATAAATGCTGGCATAAGAAATCTTTTCTTTGCAAAGAGGGTTTTGGCTATCCTCATTTGCGTTGGCTGTGCGTCGGTTGCTTTCAGTTTTGCTTGTTTGAACATATCTGAAGCGGCATCACAAATAAAGCATTCGCGCCCAAACACATGCTTTTCGCACAAAACACCACCTTTGTGGTTTGGTAGACAGTAGTGAAAATGATAAGCATCATCAAGCCAGTCATTCTTGATAAATGGTCTTGGTCTAAAGAGGCGAACTTTGTATGCACGATCCTTTTCAGGACGAAAAGCCTTCATTTTTTCTCCTTGCTGTCGTAATGTAACCGGGCGATCATCTGCTGTTTTTATTCAGCCGCAGAGATAACACCTATATGCTCCCACTCACAGCGTACAGTATAGTAAACCTCTCCCTTGTGGTCGCCAGTAAGGTAGTAAACCGCAAGTTCACCCACCTCGTCGGGAGCGTCACAATACATGCGGAAATCGATTACGATTCCATTTCCAAGATGATCGCAAACGAGATCACCAATTTTGAAGACAGGCATTCTCTCTCCTCTCTCTCGTAATGTAACCGGGCGTTCACAGGCTGTCAAGCAGTTTCTTCTTGACAACTTTCTTGATGCCGGGATTGATCTTGAGAACATGAGGCATCATCGTGTGACGAATATAGTTCCTCATGTACTTTGTATTGTCATTACTTGGGTCTTCAATCGTGGGGACTTCCTTGCGAATACACCAAATCGTCAGATCTCTCTTCTCGGTTGTGAGAAAAGGGCGAATGTATTGATCTCGCTTATATGGAATCAAGAACGGATTACCATTCATGCTGGTAAAGATCCAGTTCTCAACACAATCATCAAGGTGGTGTGCTGTAATGATAGGCAACTCTGTGGCCCACTCAAAGAACTTGTAACGCTGTTCTCGCCACCATGCTTCGTGAGAAACACCAGCAGGCATTTCTTTTTGGCAGGTGCCGACCATCAGATCAAGGCTGTGTCTTTCGCAATACTCACGAACAAGAGCCTCTGCCTTTGGAGCATAAGGTGTGCCGTGATTGTAGTGAAGAACAAGAACATCGTGCTTCCTTCGTAGGAAGTCCAACACAGCCATAGAGTCAATACCACCACTTACAGCGATGGCTACTCTCTTTGGAATCTTGCCTGTAATGTGAATCATTCTTTGTTCTCCTTTGGTCGTGCTGGAACAAGATCGTACCCTAGCTTTCTTGCTACAGCATTAAAAACGCCTGCTCTCTGTTCAGCCGTAGTTGCGTGATCTTCACTATAATGCTCATATAGATAGTCCATTGTTGCTAGACGAAATTCCTTGTATGCAGCAACATAGGGTTTATCTTCTTGTAGAAAGATATCCAAGAGGCGAGCAGTATAGCATCGCTTGTCTTTATGCGAGTATCGAGCCTTACAGAAATCATCAGCAGTCAATTCTTGAAGAACTGGTCGCTCTTTGGGACCAGTAGTGCGGGTATAATCAATGTGGTTCGTTTTCATTCTTCGTTCTCCTTATCTACGCTCGTTATCAAACTACGGGTCAGCCGGGGGCGTGGATAGCGTTGAAGGCGGAACTGGCATTCTTCTCCACGCGCTTGAGTTTAGCCTCCAAGGCTTCGATCCGATCGATCGCGTTGTTAATGGCGTCCGCGAAGTCGGAAGACTGCATCGTTTCGCTAACTCGATGCTGAACGAAAGCACCCTGATCACCCTTGCGGTACATTGTACCTTGGTGGTAAAACTGCTCCGATTCCAGAGAACCATCAGTCCGGTACTGGATTACGGCAGGCTGGTCACCATCGCGGTGGCGTCTGTCCTTTTTGAAGAACTCCTCCTTCTTTACCGTACCGTCGGGTCGGTATTTAATGATAGCCGGTAGATCGCCCTCGCGGTGCAAATCGCCATTCAGGCGAAAAATCTCTGCCTTTACGGATCCATCGCCACGAAGGTATACCTTATATTCGTAATTTTTCATTCTACTTTCTCCAAGGTTTTGATATGCATCCAACGAGGATTCTTCTCTCCCTTGTATCGAAGCCAGAGGACTTTCGCGTTCGGGGTCGTGAAACCTCCCAACTCAACAACAAATCCATAGCCAAGCTTTTGGTGCGTCATGTTGTTGATTGATCTCACAAGGTCGCCTACTTTCATTCTTCGTTCTCCTTTGTAGCCAGCCAAATCTTGTATTCTTCTTCATTGAGCCATAGAGAATCACTCTCTTGAAGAGCGAGCCTTTTTACGCTTGGAGGCATGTTTGCAAAACAAAACTCCTCCATTTCAAGCCTTTCATCTATCGTTCCCTTTGCAATAAAGGCATAGACCCTATCTGAGCATGTACTGTCGCCAAGGCAATCGGCTGTGGGTTGAACTAGGCACTTAGGACAAGAAGCATACTTGACAACAGGCGTCATTCTTCGCCACCTTTTTCACCTTTACCTTCGTCAATTAACCCGCTTTCTTTGACTATCTCCCGAGTTGACTCAGCCAACAACCTGCTAGTCTTTGCCGCCAGAATTAGGGTAACTAGAATCGCAACTTGCATATATAGATTTAATGCAAATGCCATATAAAGAAGATATATCCAGATACCAGCAGACGCCAAAAGCTGCGCCACACTGAAAGTCACGGAAGTAATTGCAATCAAATGTCCAACCTTCATTTTCGTTCTCCTTACTCTTGTAATATAGCATGGCTGGGCGTGTCCGTCAAGTCACGGAATGTCACGCGGCTTTGGCGTAGTTTCGTGTAAACAATGCTTTCGTACACATGATGCACTCTCCGTCTTCCAACCACCAACTGCTATGTCCACATTCCATCTTAGAAGGACCAAGGGTGGTGCCTTCAGGAACAGGCTTGTAGGGGCAGTTCTCAGCTTTGTGACCCTCTTCTCCGCACGACTTACACTTACGAACACGGCTCTTGCGCTGCGGCTTCATAACCACAACTTCTTCTACCTCTTCTACCTCCTCGGGCACAGGCTTTTTTTCTTCCACCTTTTCAGCTTGTGAGCAAGTGCGTCGGTTGTGGCCAAGTTCGCCACAGTTCCCACAAGCACGACCCTTCGGCTTTTCAGCCTTAACTCTTTTCTTAGAACAGGTGCGAGCATTGTGACCCGGCTTTCCACAAGTTCCACACTTACGCATTACAGTCTCCCTTGGGCACATTTATGCTCATCAATAGTCCAATATACACGTTTGATGCCAACGTACTGCATGGCTGACGTACACATTGGGCACGGTTTGCTTAGCCTGTAGCTACCGCTTTTGCCAATTCTGGCGACATAAAGTGACGCCCCCTCGGTAATACTTCTCTCAATACCAAGTATCGCACCAAGCTCTGCATGTAGGGTTGCAACTCCGTCATGTTCGGTACAAAAGCGAGAACCAAACGAAACAAGGCGATTTTTATTACAACTTGTGTTCAAAACAGAGCCGCCCTTTACAAGCACAGCGCCATGTTTGTAATCACTCTGTTTAGAGCAGAGCGCTACTTTTCGAGCAAGCCTAAAATAGCGCGCGTTACGACCACGATAGGCCATAATGCGCCCTATCAATGGGCCAGATTCATATTCTGACACTTGACTCGACACCTACTCTCCTATAGTCATAGCACAATTTTCAACAACCCGCCAGTCAAGTCTTATTTCTAATGGCAGTTGTTAGTATCCATCTATCTTGCTTTTTATACCATTTTGATGGTATATCATCATAATCTGAGGGCGCACGCAACCACTTAACCAAGCAAAAATCAGTCTTCGGCTTCTTTGTTGTCATTGTGCCCCAAGAGCGAGAATATGCCTTGTTATGGTCCCAAAATGCTTCCAACACTTCAGACCTTACCTTTGGGTTATTACTGATAATCTTCTTGTTAATAGAAGAAATCAATTCGTTTCTCTCGTGAACAACAAACTCGCGAGGATCTCGTCCTTTGAAAAAGTATTCAGGATGCGTTTGGTCGTAAACCTTTCTAAAGGCTTCCGATAAATCAAATTTAGCATAAAGATTCACATCCTTTACTCTCTCCACAACAAGACCAAGCCCGGCCACTTTACGATTTGTGGTGACAAGCGAGCCTGTTTCAATTCGTTTTGCCATTTAATCTCCGTTGGCTTTACTGACGAGTTCAAACCCGTCATGTATCATGTGCAACATTTGATGTGTTTTCGTATCTAACCTCACCAGCACGACTGATAAGGGATCACAGCTTGAGACTTCTATTATTATGCCGTATGCCCACACAGCATCTACGGGAAAGATCTCTCCATCATCCTTGGCTTCAAAGACCCTGTAATCTGTTATCCATCTTACAAGGTCGCCGGTCGCGAGTCTTTCCACATAGTAAGTATGCTACTGTTCGAGAGAAAGAACTTCTGACAGTTCGTCAAAGCCGCCGACAAGATCTTCTACATAAGGATGGAGTCTCGTAATGATCGGGTAAGTCTTCCACTTAAATTGCTTTTTTTTCTTCTCTCGGTATGTCTTTGACCAGTCCATACTGACCCAAACATATTCAACGTCCTTTTCCATACATAACGCTTGCGCGCGTAGGCAGTGGGGGCAGTCGGTCACGCCGTAGATCATATACATCATACCCACCAGTTACGGGGGTGTTCTTCATCTTCCCAATCTTCCCAATCCCAAGCGGGCTGCTCATCAAATGGGTTTTCACACTCAACGTCCTGATACATAGAAACAAACGCTTCGTGGTCTTCTTGCCGCATATTCACTCCTTTAGTTTTGTTTTGAGAATCTTGGCTCTGTGGCGTCCGCCTTGCAGCGTGACAACCACATCACACCTACCATATAACACGTTGCGGAGCGTTGTCAAGGACGGATCGCTCCAGCCGCTCTCCGTTCGGATCTTAACGGCTGACTGCCCCCTGTTGGCGATCTTCAGGGCGTCACGATACGCAGCCGAAAGAGAGGAATATACGCCATGAAATGTATCATCCCCATCGAAAAGGCAATAGGTGTAAATCTTTGTCATGTACCACACGCTTTACATCGTGACACAAACTTTTGCTTTTTCTCCTTCATGCCAATCTTAATTTTTTTGAAGTTCTCAGCACGATCTTTGATGACTTTGCCGTTATGCAAAGCCTTTACATGACTACCGGTATAGGCACCACATAAAACAATAGCCTGAGAGGGCACGTAGAATATGTACTCACCCGGATGGGGAATTGCTTCTTCGGTTATATCATAAAATTCCATTAATCATCCAAGGTCATTGATTGGTCATAAGCTTTATACTTTAGTTTGGTTAGGATATCAAGAAGATTATTGCGACGCAAAAGTTTAAATGCAATATTCTCAGGACTAAACTCCATAGCTTCCGTATCAAGCCCTGCTTGCCTCATGGTGCGTATTTTTTTCTTTAGACGGTCAACATGCCTTTGCACTTTTTCAAACTGTCCTCGGTCATACATGGCGCTTATAGAAGCAACTTGCTGCTCTATGTCAGACGCCTTTTTCTTGGCAGTCTCAAGATCGATAGTTGTATCTGTTCGCTCGGGTTTGTTAACCCACTCATCCTCCATCACTGAATATATGCCAGAAGAAGAATGCTCTTCGTTTACGTCCTCAACATAGAGTTCGACCTCATAGCCTTTGATTCGGATATCGTGATGCTCATTCCAGCGCAAGCGCTTTGCATCAAACATTTCCTTTACCAACTCTTTGTTATCGTCTATCTCTTCAAAATCCACGACAATATGAAGGTCTATGTCAGAATATCTTGACCAATGATAGTTTGCAAGCGAGCCTGTGAATCGAACGTCCTGCACGGCTACGTTGAAGGGCAGCCCATCAATAAAATCGTTTGCAATCTCCATTAACTTCTTGCTAACAAATCCACGCAACTTTTCGTCTTTCCAAATGCGAGGCTCCAACTCATCGTTAATTTGGAAACCCTCTGGATCAACTTCAAGAACCTCAAAGCGCAAACGGTCTGTGCCTGCACGTTGGGTCTTGTTGTTGTATGGAGCGCCTGAAGACAGGTTTTTATGTCCCGAGACGGTAGAGTATATATCGTTTTTTCGTCTCTGGCTCTTGTATTTCTTTTGTGCCTTGCTCTTAAAGGGGGTCGGCTCGGGGCGCCTTCTTGTGTCAGGTTTCCTCTGGCTCATTCTTCTTTACCTCGCCTGTTGCAGTATAAATAGTCTGCCGACCATCATCATAAGTGATGATTGTTCCATTAGTTGGGTGAGAGCTAACATGAATTTTGATAAAGTCATCAAAGTTATCAAAGAAAGCAATGCTACCTCTTGGTGCTGGTGTTAGCCAGTGAATAACTGTGTGTCCGGTTGCAAACAGGCAACCCTCAATAACAACACCTTCGCCTGAGATTCCCGTTTCGTCACTTTGGCGACAAACAGTAAAAGTGGTCATCCCTTGTGGGGCTTTGTTAGTCAGCTTCTTGGGCTTGAGATCTTCTATCTCGGTACTGACTGCCTCTGCGGCTTCTGACATTAAGCGTCTCCTATTGGTTTTTTATTCTTAAGCATGTCAGATATAAAATATCTGTCAAGTGCATCTTGCAAAGCCTTTTCGGAGTCTACCACATCTGGGCAAACTTCCGGCTCTTCAATCAGCCGCTTTGTTAAATCTTCTAGATCAGCATTAACTTCCATTAGTTTTTTATCAATAGTATCCAGTTTGCCCTCCATTTGCTCATAGGGGCAATCCTTTTTGTTCTTAGGCATTCTTTACTCCGTTAAAGAATCGAAATTCATTTGCCAGATTGGGACAACAATAACAAAATTGTTTAGAACTTGGTAACCAAACTCGGTCACCCCAACATCAATAGCCATAATGATTCCGATCAATTCTCCTCTTTCATCAAACATACCTGAGCCGGAAGCTCCTGACCAAGCATAAGTTTGTATAATCAAATAATCTCCGCTAAAGCCAGAGATATTCCCGGTCCACGTTGTTGGCCCGTTACTGTTAGGGTAACCTGTGTAATAAGTTTTGTCAAGCAGGTTGTAACTTTTTTTCCAATTGGCTAGGGCAGCAGGCACCCTTATCGGTGTTCTCGACTTCATTTCAGAAATCTCAACAATTGCATAATCTACTTCTCTATCGATTATTACTATTTTTTTGCACTTAGAAGTCTCTTTATCATGAAAGATTAGAATACTCTCACAACGATCCAAAATCCCATGAGCCGAGGTTAGAACATAAAAGCCCTCTGCGAAAGAAAAGTAAGTACCACTCAAGGTAGACATGGCGCCAGAAGCAAAATCCATGGAAGCTACCCGAACTGCCGATTTTACAGATCTTCTAATCGCCTGCTTCTGATTGATGTTATAGTGTGCCGACATTGTTTCATAACTATGGGGTGTTTCTGGTGTGGGATGCAGCAAGAGCACTTGAATCATAAACAAACCAAATATCACCCCGAACACTATCGACGCTATTGATTTGGTTATTGACATATTTTCTCCTATACTTGTCTTTGGTATGATATAAATACTGGCACCTCTTCGACGCCTGCCTTTATAGCATAACGCAAATCATCCTCGTTGCCAGTTATTTTTGCTCTTCCGTTTTTTCCTATCGCTATGTAAATAGGATCCCGTGGTCCGTTTTCTATAAATTTCTCGTATCCTGCATCAAAGTGGTGACCATGTTTGCGGGGCATACGACCCAAAAGACCCTCTAGGTCTGCAACCGGCATCATAACACTATAACGAGTTAGGTTCATGTTAGTTGGTTGATCATACATGACGCCTCCCTCAACCCAATCATCTATCAAGCCTTGGATAGACGGCGCGGGGGTTGTGCGTGGGCCAGATTGTCTTTGTGAAAATGCAGCATAATACTCACTTAGCCTTTTTTTACCAGAGGATACCAAGTCAGCGCGTTCTACCTTGTGAATACGAATGTCGCTGCTAATCTTGCGAATTTGGGGGATCAAAACTTTACGGACCCACTCCATTCTGTTTTTCTGACCTCTCAATGCAAACTTTAGTCTTTGTAGTGACAGAGATCTATTTGCTTGTGTTCTTTTGGTATTACCAACGGTTCTAACAGTGGTAACATCAGGAATGGCACGTATAATGTTGTGTATATCGGTCATTTCGTAACCCTTTTGTAGAGGGAATGACATGACAAAATCAATTTGATAAAGTCTTACATCGAGCGGGTTTGCATTTGCTTCGTTTACTGCTACAGCAGTATCACTATTTGGTTCTTCGGGAATTTCAGAAGCCAGAAGCTTTTGTATTTCACCAACGCTTTTCTCCAAATCGCTAACCATTTCATCAATCGAATCAAGAAAAGAATAAAAACCTTCAATACTGAAATTGTCAAAGCTATGCCCTATGAACCCTTGAATCGTATCGTTTAGATCACCCATCAAAAGGTAGTTGTTTGCTCCAGTAAGCCATTTGGCTTTAACATCCGATCTGCGCATGTTGGAGTGTTTTCTCATAGCTTCTTCATAGCTGCGGGCTTTTACTAAAAATATTTCAGGGTACTCAGACCAAGGTTTAGCAAAAAAACCATTCCGATCGTTACTTTTAAAAATATCTATTACTTTACTGTATAGGCGCCCTCCTTCTCTTGTTGCATAAACTTGTCTAGCTGTTATTTCAAAAGGCACCTCAACAACAATTGAGTTAATAGAGGCGAGCCATGCTGGCCGATCTTGACCATCAACATCTTCTGTATCATAGACCTCAGAGCCATTATACCACACTTGATCGCTATATTTTGATGTATCTATCCAGTTATTTTCGGCTACACCTATTAGAAGTTCAAATTGTTTCATTTGCTCTTCATCAGGTATGCTAATGCCAGTTGAATTCTTTAAGTGATTCGCAAGCTGCATAAAAGATTCCACATCTCTAGAATACTCGCCCATTTCTTGTAGATTCTCGGCGCCCGTTATCTCAATGAACTTTTCTATGTATTTCCAAAGAACAGGAGGCGGGCATGAGTTGGCGCGGCCTTTGATTTGGAAAATGGTTTTGATTTCTGGATTATAAGCAACTGTAACATAAGACTTTGAAAACTTTTTTCCTTTATCTCTTTTTCGTAATGAAAACAGGGTACCTCGATTATCGCCTCCACAATGACCCATTCGGGTGGCTTCAATGTCGCACTGGTCGGTGTTAAGATTATACCAAAAAGCTCCATCTTGAAATGTGTATATGATCTGATCAGAATCCTCCTGCTCATGCTGGAATTTGCGACATTCCTCTTCGGCTACCGAATAATCGCTGGGAGGGATATCTTTGATCATCTGGTAGTTGTTTGGATTCTGGTTTAGAGTGATTATCGTATTTTCAATTCTTGAAGTAAAATCTTGAAAAGCACCCATAACCGCTTCATCAACCAAGTCAATTAATTTTTCTGCAAAATCCATCCGATCTGGTATTATTTTTTGAGCCTTTTTGAAAAAGCGATTACGTGCTTTAAAAACTTCACCGATTTGACCATAATAAACGGAATTAGCAAAGTTCTGAACAAGTTCATATTTTCTTACTTCAGTATCTTCTTCCCGAAAGCCACCATCTTTGATAAGATCAAGCACATTGCTCACAAAGCTTCTCCTTGCTTCATCAAACACTGCATAATACTTAAAAGCCGCCCCAACCCACATACGACCTTTTTCGCTCGCAGTTGGCATCTCAGCCCTAATTGCTTCAACAATAGGTGGGGTTAGCCCAATGTCGGCCAAGCCCTCAGTTATTAGTTCTTCTCGTATGTGTTGAAACCATTTATCAGTTGCAAAAGACATTGTTTTCTCCTATTACCAAATAAATAGTTTCTATCTTTGATAGTCGTCTTCTAATCTCACTACATCGCCAAGATGGGGGGTGCTGACCTCCATAATCTCAACGGAGCTTTCGTTAGCTCCAAAGCGATGGATCTGATATGGCTTAACATGGAAAGCTTGCCCCGGTGTTAGCTTAGTGATATTTCCGTTTTCGTCATAAATGTATAGGGTTCCAGATAGAACATATACGGTTTCTTCTTTAATTTCGTGATATTGCAGTGATAGTCGGTGTCCTGCATTGATATGCAGGAGCTTACCTACATAATCGGATGTCTCTGCCCAGATGATTTCAAATCCCCAAGGTTTCTCGACTCGTCTCATTTGTACCTCATTTGAATATAAACAATGGCAAAAGCCAAAATCGTTGATACGATATTTTTAATCGTAAAAAATGATTCTCCCATAAAATACCAAAAAAGCGCAGGCATTACAAGAAAAGATAGGGAGAAAATGTAAAACCTAGGTGCCCATCCATTTTGAAAATAATCAAAGGCATATTTGATACCAAAAATAAAACACAAGGTGGCTGGTATTGCGGTTATCACAGCGATTAATATTGGCCTGTTTGCAGCCCAACTCCAAACAAATTGTGAATAAGAACTAAACCAAGTAATGCATTGCCCAACAATAAACAAAAGTGTTGCAATTGCTAGCTTATCGTACATTGTGAATAACTATTTCCTTTGCATTATCAGCACTAGTTGTTCTACCATGCTTATCAATATAAATCGCTTCACAATCAGATAAGGGAAGAAGATCTGAAGGTTTTGTAAGTATAATGTGGGGCTTGGCTCTAAGCTTACCATAAATACTTTGGAAATTTATTTTTTGTTCCTCGACGCCAACATTCAAACCTTCAGACAGAAAATTGATTTTGACCTTTGGTAACCTAAGAAACAAGATGTCGCTTACATTATCTTGATCAAAAAGCTCTGCAACGCTTTCTGCCTTAACGGTCTCTATATTTTCCGGTTTTCTGAAACGCCTTAATCTTGAAAACAAAACAGGATTTAAAAGTTCTAAATCAATGTTGCCTCTTGAGATCCACCCCTGCTCGGTGCAGTTGTTGAGGACATAGAATATAGCTGCGCGGGCCTGTGGGCTCCTATAAGACGACCAATTTTCTTGAATGATTCCTATTTCCTTTTCATATTTTAAAGGGAACAGGGACGAAGCAAACTCCGATATAGCTATGGGATCTTCAAAGATGGAGCGCCAACAATCTATGATTATGTGCTTAGTTGTTTTGCAGTTGAAGAATCTGTCTCTATTTGAAAGGAAGAACTCAATCTCACCAGAAAAGAAGTTACAAGAAGTAACAACACTTCCCTTTGGAATAAGCTCTTCCAAACAAGCAAGAGACTTGGTGTTACCCAGCGGACTTCTTATCGGGCTTCGCATCAAACTTTTCCTTAAATTGAGCTACTCTATCTTCTAACTGTTCGATTTCAAATTCTTCAGCCTCGCTTGGCGAATCAGGAACTCTTGGCTGCTCAGGCTGAGTCATGAATTGAATATAACCTTCGACAATGTTTTGAACATCGCCAAGCGCAATATCTATCTTTGCGAGTTTGCGACGTATATAAACTATCTCTTCAAGAGCTTCATTCCCTATTTTTAATTTTGGGGGATTTTTCTCATAAGCAAGAAAAGTTATTTCTTTGTTTGCTTTCTCATATAAACGATTAACTTCGCCTTCTAAATCGCGAAGCTCAACAGAATACTGAATGTTAACTCTCTGGTCCATGTCCATTGTTTATCCCTTCAGCACATAGTTGCGTTGATTTAGTGCTGTTTCAACTGTATTGGGGTCGCCTATGACAACGATTTCAGTGCCAGTTGTGCCCTTGTCAATCGTAATCTTTGAGAAGCGATGTTGCTTGTCAAGCCCTTCCGTAAGTATTCCTTGTTCGTTTAGGCTCTTCATTTGATGCTCTTCTCTCACCATAACAACGTGTTCTGGATTAACGAACACTTCTCGTAGCGAGTAACGGCGACCTGCTGTTACTGCACCTGTTCCACAAACTTCTGTTAACTTAACTAGCATTTTCTTTCTCCTTTGTGATTGGATAAATGTCTTTCATTCTGGTTGTCCAAATGGCATTTTTATAATAAACAAAGCCCCATTTTGGATTTTTGCTATCTACTTCCCAAAACAATGCTTTTACAGGTTTCTTGATCTTGATAAATCGATCGAGTATTGAACTATTTTTTACATTTAATTCTTGGAGCAAGTAAGCATCTTGTGGTATGTGTACCAGTTCTCCTTTCATTATCATTTGACTTGTATGATCCCATAGTTAGTGGTGATTAGGGTGCCAGCACAAGAAGCAGCGTTCTTTAATGCAGACTTTGTTACCCTCACTGGATCTAAGATACCACGCTCATAAAGGTTTGTCAAGGTGCCGTTGCGGAAATCATAGCCCATATCAGCAGGCTGATCAATAACGTGAGCAAGCAAAATATCTTCACTTTTTCCACCATTTCTACACATTTGCCGGAATGGAGCTTGGCACGCTTGCTTAACTATAGCCATGCCGATAGCCTGTTCATCATGATCGATCTTTATAGCAACAGAATCGCTAGCACGCAACAAGGCAGTGCCGCCGCCGCCAATGACACCCTCCTCTTGTGCAGAGCGAACTGCCTCAAGTGCATCTTCAATACGGTGCTTGCGCTCAGTCATTTCCACTTGGGTTGCACCACCAACATGAATAACAGCAACACCCGAAGAGAGGCGCACAATTCTACCTTGAATACGCTCACACTCTGCAAAGTTCTCTGTGCTTGCAATCTCGCTCTTTAGGCTCTCAATACGAGTTTCTACGGCTTCATAGTCACAGTTGCCGCCAACAAGAATAGAGCCTACCTTGGTGCTCTCAATTGACTTGGCCGCGCCCAACTGATCAAGCGTAGTGGTCTGTAGCTTCTGTCCTGACTCTCGGGTAATGAATGCTGCACCAGTCGAGATTGCAAGGTCAGATAGCAAGTTACGTCGCTCTTCGCCATAAAATGGAGCTTTGATTCCTGCAATCTTTAGAGAACCACGCATAGCGTTCATAATCATTGCAGCTAGAGCTTGGCCCTCGATATCTTCTGCCACTATGACAAGTGGGCGAGATTCTCTAGCCACCAACTCAAGAATGGGTAGGATTTGCTCAACCTGAGTAATCTTGTAGTCTGTGACCATGACAAGAGGCTCTTCATACTGCATCACGTTGCGTCGCTCATCGTTGACAAATGCAGATGCACAATAGCCAGCAGGAAAGCGGAAGCCCTCTGTAACATCAATAGAGGTTTCCATAGAGCGAGATTCTTCGATTGTGATTGAGCCGTCCTGTCCTACCTTGTCCACAGCCAAAGCAATGAGGTCCCCAATAGTAGAATCATTGTTGGCAGAAATAGTGGCAATGTGCTTGATGTCATCAATACTAGTGACTGGTCGCGCCATTTCTGTAAGGTTGTTACAAATTTCTGATACTGTAGCATCGATACCTCTCTGTATTTCGATTGGAGAAACACCCGCAACGATGTGTCGCTGTGCTTCATTCAGAATTGCTCTTGCAAGGACGGTGGCAGTCGTCGTTCCATCACCTGCGCTTGTGTTGGTTTCGTTTGCAGCTTGGCGAATAACTTGTGCGCCAGCGTTCTCAAATTCATCATCTAGCTGAACGAAAGTCGCGACTGTAACGCCGTCCTTGGTTGCAAAGGCTGGCTTGTCCTTCTCTTGCAACAAGACCGTTCTACCCTTGGGTCCGAGAGTAGAAGATACATAGTCAGCCAATGTGTTGGCTCCGTTTAATATCTTTTGTCGTAGTTCTTCGTTGTTAGCGAAGACCATTTTGTTGGTCATAAGTCCTCCGTGTGTTGTTTTATTATAACCAGTTATGAAAGTTTGTCAAGATTTTTACATAATCTCATCGGCAAGACCATACCTAACTGCTTCTTCAGCAGAAAGGTAGATGTTTACCTTTTCATTAAGTAGTTTCTCCAACTTCTTGCGAGTAAACTTTGTGTTCTCAACCATAGCGGTTATATAATCCTCTTGTAGTTGCTGGATTGCCTCAAGTTCGTTTGCAAGGTTCGGTAGTGTGCCAAAGTTTCCTGCTGCGACATTGTGAATCATCACGCGGCAGTTGCGACCAATCTTACGCTTACCCTTGGTTCCTGCCGCGAGGAGCAGAGTACCTGCGGACATAACCTTACCAACACCGATGGTGTGGATTTCGGTTTCTTCTTTAACCTGTTGCATAACATCATACATTGCAAACATATCGTCAGCAGAGCCGCCATATGTGTTGATATAAAACTCAACTGGCTTCTTTTCTTGGCCCTCTGGGAGAAGACGATTCATTTCGTTGAGATAGAGTAGCGCTTGGGTAAGCTCAGCGATCTTTTCATCCTCAACAGAGGAATAAAGACCAATAACTCTAAGGTCAGGCTCCTTGGGTGGTGGCTCGCCACCGCCAAGCAACTGCTCAAGGCTGATTGTCTTTACTGTTTTTGTTGGCTGCTCAGAAGAAGACTCTGAGGGGTCTGCTTCTTTTGATACTGCACCGTTGGGTGGAAGAACAATATCGAGGATCTTACCGATTATCTTTCGCATCATTTGTTTCTCTCCTTTGAAAACATAATGGCTGGGTACTTGTGATTGTTTAGGAATCTTTGCGAGCCTCTCCAATCGTCAAATTCAATAAACTGCCTGAACATTTCAGGGTGTGCCTCAAGTAAATAGGTGATTGCATTGTCTTTGAAAGTTTCGATTAACTTATCGTTGTCTTTCTTTAATTTTTCATATTCCTTGTGTCCATAAGACTTGTCATTCTTGCGAAGTGCCTCAAGTCTATTTATGTGTGCGTAGTGTAAGTATTCTAACCCTTTGTTTATTATTGTCAAATAGAAAACATAAGATGACTTCATAACAACGGCTGTGATGCGTGTTGATCTTAGAAAGTAAACGCCCGAGCACGTCATCCAGCCAAGCAAAAAAGAACATCCCGCTATCACTATGCCTAAAATTAAATTCATTGTTTCTCCATAATGAAATAACCACCTAGGGCGTACCCCAGATGGTTATTATAGCGGCTTAGGAGATTTTTGTCAAGCTATTATTTTGAGGCAAGCTTGTGAAAAATACGTTCAGCTAGCTTGTTCGCTATGTTTTCCTTCTTCTTCTCGCGAAGTAGACGCATGGAAACGCGACGGGCGACTTCTGCAACTATATCTTCTTCGCCCATTACCTCTTCGTCATCTTCCATCTCGGCGTCCATTTCTTCTTCGCCACCGGCCTCGGGAGCGGAATCGGCCATATCTAGTTCATCACCACCTTCTTCGGCCTCAACTTCACCCCCCATTTCTTCATCGCCACCAACCTCTACATCGGCGTCTAGACCAAGAAGATCAGCTAGCTTGTCAACTATATCAGCAAACTGCTCTTCCTTGCCGCCGTCGGGGCCTGCGCCCATATCCATGTCCATATCCATGTCCATGTCTGCGGCTGGCTCTTCGCCCATATCCATATCCATTTCAATATCACCACCGGGTTCGGCGTCCATTTCCATGTCCATTTCCTCACCATCTGGGGGCATGGGGGCTTCATCGCCCTCTTCCTCTTCCATCATATCATCGCGCATTCCGGGGACATCTTCCTCTTCGTCGCGCATTCCGGGGACATCATAGCCGCCCATTTCCTGTAGAGGCTTGATGTTGGCCAACTTCATGAATTGGCGAATTTCTGATTCTGATAGTAGTGTCTTACGAGCCATGGTTTTATATCTCCTTAAAAACTCAAAGTTAAATAGTCTACATCACCAGAAGAAGCCAACATTTCTTCTCCATCTGGCAAACGTTTCTTTAGTTTAAATAGTGCGCTATCTTGTAACTGCTTGATTCTTGCGAAAGAAAGTCCTTCGCGCTTAGCTACCTCTCTTAAAGAAAGGGGCCCATTAACATGGACTGTAATAAGGCAGCAGTTGTATTCTTCTTCGTAGTCTATATGATAACGGCATTGTGTAGCATCACAACATTCCTTATCTTTTAAGCACTGTTGAGCGCATATTAAAAGTTCGTCTTTGTTCATAGGTCTGGAAACTCCTGTGCGATTAGGTCAAAAATATTTTCTTTTTCAGCATCATCAAGTAGACCCCAATCTTCTAGTGCGTCTGTTCCCTTTTTTCTCAGTTTATGAGACTTGGAAAAGCGTTTACGACTTAGGAGTTTATGCTCTAAGACATAAGAGTCCAAAAAAGCCATCAAGTTTGGTTCCTCTACCAAGATGCCATCAATAACAGCACGAAAAAACTGGGAAGCTGCGAGTTTGTTATGTCGCAACCTCACCAGCAATCTCGCATGATCATCATCCGAAACCCAAAAGCGGATAGATTTTACGTCTTGTCCGTATTTTGGATCATCTGGCATTACCACTTCCTCGTTTGGATATGGGTCCTACTCTCTCCAAGTCCAGCAGAAGTTTGCTGAACAAACTGGACCTTGGCTTGTAGTTCCGAGATCGAACGAACACCAGAATAGGACAGTCCAGAGCGGATACCACGCTCCAAATCTCCGAGAACATTACAAACCTTACCACGATAAGGTACAGTAGAGGAGATTCCTTCAAGCGAAGAATACTTACCTCTCCAATCGTGTTGTGCTTCCTTGGAAGCCATCCCTCGATAAGTCTTGTACTTTGTTCCATCTGCTCTGGTATGTACCGGCCCCGGCGTCTCCTTGGTGCCCGCCAATAGAGAACCCAACATAACAGCGTCCGCTCCTGCGGCAAGAGCCTTTACAATGTCGCCAGAGTTGCGTATACCGCCGTCTGCAATGATCGTTACGTTGCGGTCAGTTCTGGCACAATCAAAGATTGTTTGCAAGCCGGGATGACCATGCCCTGTCTGCACCCTCGTAGAACAGATAGAGCCACCCCCAATGTTGCAGCGAACAGAGTTTGCTCCCCAATCTGAAAGGTCATTGATACCCTGTAGGGTAGCTACATTGCCTGCCATAATATGCAGGTCGTCGCCAAAAGCATCACGCAGCCCGCGCAGGGCTTCTCTCATCATGATGTGGTGCCCATGCGCCACATCAACGCAAATAAAGTTTCCGCCTGCGGAAAGGCACATATCTGCTCTCTCCAAATAATCCCCACCAATACCAACAGCGAAACCAATATTTTCTATTTCATGGGTTGTAGCGTGTACAACCAACTGGGCTTGCTCTCTTGGGGTATTGTATCTATGAATGATAGAACACCCGCCTGCGGCGGCCATTGAACCAGCCATAAGGTCTTCCGAAATCGTATCCATTGGAGACGATATGATCGGCAGACCAAGCTTGAGTCCATTACCAAGGTCGGTTGAGATATCTACTTCTGACCGAGAGCGAATGTCAGAGTATTGTGGCAGGAGCAGGACATCATCATAAGTTAAAGCTTTTTGCATTATTACCTCTTGTTGTTTTCAATAAATGATCGAATATCATCGGGGCGATACCAAGTCTTGCCATCTGGGTTGTCGGGTTCTTGCATAAACCTGATAGTTGGTTTGGCGCCTCCGGTTCTAATATAACAGATCGATGGTACGCCGTCAAATCCAAGCCTCTTTTCAAGACCTTCCCCATCTGACATATTGAATGCATAGAAATATACATCGTCATATTGGTTGGAAATCTCCACAAAATGTTCACGCAGAGCGTGACAAAGGTGGCAATTTTGTCCATAGAACTTGATTATAACATCATGGGGCTCGGAAACCTTGCCCCCTATGATGGATTCTAGATTGCTCTTGTTGATTCTGTTAACTGCCATTTTCTATCCTCTCGATTAGTCGGTCAAGATACCAACGTGCCTTCTTGAGATCTTCAAGGGGTTCTGACTTGTGTTGGTGTCTCGCAACATACTTTACCACATTGCCTGCGTTGAAGTCAAGTCCCCAATCCTCAATTGCATCGATTACTTCGATGTTTCCGGTATTGTAGTGTGGTGGATGGTTTATGGCTTCTCGCGCGGCTAGACCCTCAAGGCCGGCGAGGGTTTTATTCTTCTGAGTTGGTGTTGGCATCAATTATTTCCTTTGCTTTGTTGATACAATCGGGGCAAAATAGGCTTACCCGTGTTGGATTCTCTCTTACTACTACTCGCCATGTCATGGCGTGCTCTTTGGATTTTGCGTCGAATGCGGTGTTACACGCTGAACATGCGTCTGGTCTGTGGCTGAAGGTGGAAATTTTTTGGACGAGTTTTTCGTTGCCTTTATTCTTCTTCTTGAGTCGCCGCCGCTGTGCTCTATTCATGGTCGCTCCATTCCGGTGATGCGTGGTCCGTTAAAAGATGACTGGCGGAACACCACCACGGCTGATGGGAATGGTGCGGAGTTGGTGCCGTCACCAAACTTGATACGACCTCGGACAAAACGAATCTCGTCTGCCTTCATCACATAGTCGTGCCAATACTTGGTATCGGTGCGAGCAGGAATAAGCATGACGACAACGGTGTCGTCCTTCTGCCCCTCTTCGTAACCCTTGCGAATCCAGTCCTTTAGGGCTCGACCATATGGCGGGTTGAGGAAAACGCGGTTACCTCCCCAATCCTGTGATAGTGAATCGTCGGCTTGGGTGTAGTAGTTGGCGACCTTGTAGTTATCTGATGACGCTGCTGCATCAAGAGTAAAAGGCCCAAATATACCATCTAGCTTATCGAAGAAAGACTGGGGAGTTGCCCACTCGTTGCTCGCTGAGCTAAACATGACCTTTTGTGTATTCTTATCCACTTATCCTCCAAATAGTTGTGATTTAATGCGTGAAATGTTGCGATATGTATTCTTATAACCTATCTCGATAGTATTGTCAATCTGGATTGTCGAATAAACAACTTGTGCGATGGCTTCATTGATGAAATCGCTAGCAACCTCATTGCGAGGACCGGAAATAATGCCACGCACAAAAGGTATGTCGTAGTTGAATACGACTACGATTTGTAGCTTGTCGTTTATAAGTCGTTCCTCTACATCCCACATGAAGTTGTCTGTTCCAAGGGGCCTTATATCGATGTTAAAAAGACCTTGGGTGAAGGCAGTCGAGGTCGTTGTGACGGTAACTGTGTCCATTTGAGTGGAAATTTTTGGCGCCGAAATAACGCTGATAATCTTCTCTCCAATCTTGTTGATAGCGGGCGGTGCGGGTTTAAGAGCCAATGTCTTTTCTCTATTCTCAATATAGCTTGCAAACTTGTTTGGTAACTTTTCTCGCAAAGAATCCAAGCCAGTAAGCATTCTTGTGTGTTGGCTCAGAGGAATGTGAATCTCGTTCGCTGTTGGGGCTGACTCAATGATCTTCTTTATTTCATTTGTCAGGCCGGATTGAAAAAAGAAGGCGCGACGAAAAGTTCTGTTTATAGATTGGTTTGGGCTAATCGTCTTCATGGGGGTCATCTTTAAGAAATCATCTAGCCCATCGTCACACCAAAGAACAATTTGATGGTTTGCCATACCGGGATCAGATATTCCGGGTATGCCCATGGCAAAACCACTAACAATAAGCCTATTATTTCTCACGATGGTTAGACCAGCAATTTGTTCCTCATTATCTCTAGCTAGGATAGAGACTGAAAAAGACGTATCGCCAAAGGTTATTCTCTTTTTGTCAAACTCAGGAGAATGTGGGGTTCCAAAGAGTTCTGCATAGGGAACTGGCGATCCGTTTAGCTCTACAACTATGTTCTTTTGCTTAAAGTTGATGGCGTATGTTCTCGATACAAACATCTGCAAAGAAGCAATATCAACGTTGCTAAACTCTTCCTTAAGGGATTTGATGAAGATTATTGTACCACTATCGCTGTTTGTAGCTTTGTTTTCATCCCACATGGTCTGGTATCTGGGGTGATCTACATCGTCTTTTGGAATAAAAGTTATTTCATATTGCCAATCTTCATTTGGTTCTGCCTTACCCCATGTAAAATCATCACCCTGCTTTCCTAGCACGTATGTATCGCTTCCCAAAAAAGCAGTAGCCGACTTGAATCCATAGCCAAATTTGCCAGTTTCGCCTTGTGCGTGTTCATTGCGCTTGATACGAAACATAGAAACCATAGTCCTAGGGCTCAAGCCAGCACCATCATCGCTGATTGTGATAGAGTTATCTTTTGCTTCAATTTTAACTTTTGTGGTGTTTCCATACTCTCCCGAGTTATCAATCAACTCTGCAAGAGCAGTGTTTTTATCTGGGTACACCCCGAGGGCACCATAGAGTGCTTTTTTTTCAGGTGGTGCCTTTTCTGTCAAAAATGAAGTAGCCATAATCTATCCTCCTGTGCTACCCAATGCTCCATCACCTCTATCTGAAATGCAGATTGGCTCTCTATCATCATAGATAAGCCCGCCATGCTCCTCGAATGCGCGGAAATGAACCACTGGAATCATAACTAGTTGGGCAATCTTCTGACCGAACTTTATGATTTGTGGATCGTTACCAATGTTGTGAAGATTGATGAATACCTCCCCGTCATAACCCGCATCAATAACATGAGCCCCCACAACAAGGCTACGCTTTGCTGCCACACTTGAGCGATTCATTACTTGTAGCATGTACCCATGTGGGATACCAAAGCGCAGTCCAGTCTTGATTAGGGCAGATTCACCGGGAGCAATCGTTACAGGCTCCTCCAAATGAGCATATACATCGAGGCCCGCATCTGATGGGTTTGAGCGAGTAGGTGCCCTTACATACTTATCTAGACGATGATACTCTATAATCATTCTCCCTCCGTACCTTCGCCAGAGATAGCCTTGTAGTTATCATAAACATCGTCAATGTTTACCTTGCCCTTGAACAGACGGTAAGCCTTCACAGCCGCACGAATCTCGTCGGTGTTAAGCCAGCCCTGCTCTCGGTACTCAGTACGCAGTTCGCGCTTCTGCTCCTTGTAAGGCTCCATGGCTTCTTCGATTGCCACGAGTGAACGGATGTACTCTAGAACATAGCGCTTCTTCTCTTCAGTTGATGTAGACATATATTCTCCTTGTTAATGTCGTTAAAGCAAACTTAGTTATCAAGATTCTTTTTAGTGTGCCTGCTGGGAGTCACATTGGTTGGAAAATCATCAGGCTCCCACTTATTCACACTAAAACTTTTTGTTGGAATATTAGAGTAGTTTTCGTGTCTGTAATAGAAAACCTTTCCATCTTCTTTTCTAACTCCAGCTAGCCAATCTACTCTATGCTTGGCGTAATCTAGAGAATTTCTTACCTTACCATTATGCGATACTCGTTCGTGCGAGCGATCTATTACTTTGGCGATAGAGTTTCCGCACATCGTCTTAACTTGGATTGTTTGAAAATCTTTATCACCCAAATCTACAACAAAATCATAGATTGAATCCCTTGAAGATGGTGAAAGAACAATCCAGCCTTTCTTTACCAAGTCCTGCATGACTGTAATCTCTGACAAGTCGCCAGAGACGTTTGATGAATCTCTATACACGTCAATCTCCCTTTGTATATCCCCATCTTATCCTTTTATGCTGCCGCTGTCAAGCGTGCGATATCGTTTTTTTGCAGACCAAATAGTGCAAGCTCCTTTGCCTTGGCCTCAATCATCACATCGAGGTCGTAGCCGTAGTCATCGATAGGTCCGTTGACGTAATCTGAGTGGGCATGTGGACGAATCTTGGCGTCCTTCTTTTCTTCTGCTCTCGACTCTGAATAATGGACTACTGGCTTGATATCTCCCCATGTTGAGATTGCGATTTCGAGCGCCTCTCTTTCGCTAATACCGCCAGTACAAAAACCATGATGATGGTAATCAAAGACAATCGGAATACCAGTCCGTTCAAATAGACCTTCGTAGAGTTCAATAGTTGAGTAAAGCGATTCACGGTCATCATTCTCCACAGTCAGTCTAGACGTAACCGATTCCGATAGTCGTTCAAAGTTCCTTACAAAAGTATCTAGTGCGACCGGCTTGTTTCCGTATGCTGCACCGACATGAATGTTGATCTTTGCGTAGTGATCTCGGGGCAAACCAAGCATGTCGAAGAACTCGCCATGAATCTCCAAGTCTCTCTTGGTGTTCTGAAACACCTTCTCTTTTGGAGAAGCCAGCTTGTTGAATGGTCCGGGATGAGAAGTAAGTCGAATACCATGTTCTCGGGCATAGTTGCCTGCCTTCTCACATGCTTCAAGGATTGCTTCATAGTCGGGCATGTCGTGAAGCTGGTACTCCGAAGCCCAAGGAAAGACGTTGGAGGACAGACGGAAGAACTTGATCCCGTGCTCAACATTCCATTCAAGAATCTTTTGGAGATCGAGTACGTTTAGGAGAGACAAAGAGGACGCATACTCGATCCCCTTCTCTTCAAAAGTTCTCTTGATCATGGAGCGATTAGTGGTGATTCTATCATTCTTGTGTCCACCGTAATCTTGTGGGTTTGAAAGCTGCATGTTGATGCAAGCATATCCATAGTTCTTCGGCATCTGTCCTCCAACGACAAGGGTAGTGTAGCCCGTCAGGCGGCTGCTGTCAAGGGGTTTTCTTCACTGATTGAAGCGGGGTTGTCCGAGAAATAAATCTTGTCTACTCCCATTTTCGGACCAAATTCTTCTTCAAGATAAGTACGAAAATGGCGTTCACCATGAATATACCTGTCGGTTGTTCCCCAACAACCAACTTGCCTTAGAACGTCCATCTTGTTCACAACAAGCCGATTAACCCCATTCATTGCGATAGCTTGGTGAATTTCTTCGACATTTAGCCAGTTACACTGCCTAACACGTCCCGTGGTGGCTCCAAACTCTTGCCCGACCTCTTGGATTCGATCAAAAACTTCTCCTTCTGGCTGGAACTTGCGCTTGCCTACATAGGTTTCGTAAGCCTTGATAACGCCCCAGACATTACGAATAGAGCGTGGATTAATGCCATTTTGGATTGCGGCAGCGACACCGGTATGTGAGGAAGTGACATACGGATAGTCACCCCAATCTGGGTCAAGCCAGAAGCCCTGTGCGCCTTCCATAAGGATTACGGTATCGCCTCTTAGTTCTTCATAGATATCGACTATGAAAGGAAGAAGAGAAGATACGTCACAGGCGCGAATGCCGCTACGAGCATACTTATCACGATAAGCGGGCCCGTTACCGGTTCTAGTTGTTCCAATCTTCTCGTCAACGCCGTCTTCGGCTTTATGTTGTTCGGTGATAACATGAGCATTTCCTGCAATCCTTAAGTTTTGTCGCACGGGGATTCCGTGGGATTCTAAGTAGTCAATCTCTTTATGTAACTTCACTGGATCTACCACACAACCGCTGCCGATGACAGATGTGACTCCGAAAAACACGCCTGCGGGGATGTGGTGGGTTACAAACTTTTTTCCGTTGTGAATGATCGTGTGTCCTGCATTGCAGCCACCATTAAATCGAACACAATGGGTATATTCCCCACTCTTTAATAGGTGGTGTGTAACTTTACCCTTGCCTTCGTCTCCGTGCTGGAGACCTAGCACAATATCTGTAATCAAGTTTCCTCCTTGTGGTTGAACTTATACCAATACCGTAACATGGGAAGCGAATTGATGCAAGCAAAAAGTGCTACCCATTCGCCGTGACAATTTAACAAGTGTTCCATTTAGACCTCAAAATCTCAAAAATTTGGCTCGAAAAAAATTTAGGATTTCGCTATTTTACAATCCATATACCTGTTTCAAAAACACTTGAACAAGTCTATCCCTCTCGGCATCCGTATCACACTCCGCATACGCATAATTGAAGCTAGCTTTTTGAGCTTGAATTTGGCTATCCAATTCTTTGGCTCTCGCCTTCATCCATCTTGTTTGTTGGTTATAGTTATTTGGTAGCCTGATTTTGAATCTGTCTGAGAGGTCTAGAAGGAAGAAATAGCGCTCCTCGTCCAAGGCTTGCTTCGCCTGCTTGAACATCTCTAATCTATCACGCCTCTCGTCATCTGTCAAGCCCATGACCTTATCGGGGTGCAGATGGACGGCTAACTTCTTGAAAAGTTTTTTGAAAATACTGTGCATTTCATGTTCTTCTTGGTTTATTGGAGTGTTGTTATCTTCTTCGTTATCTATGTCGCTCACACTACCCGGTAAACCACTGTCAGTTATCATTCTGGTTTCTTTCTCCTCCTTTCTTTCGTGGTTTTGCTTTCCTTTTTTGACCGTTGTTGACAAGCCAACACGCTTTTTAACATCATCAAGATCTATATCATTATCCTCACAATATTTTCTCACATGATTGTGAAAAATGGGATTGTATTCATCGGCCATTTCTTTAAGCAACTCTAGTTCAGTGTGCTTGTATCTCATCTCATTTACAGCCCTGTGCCATTTAACCAAATCTTTTGTTCGCAAAACATGAAGCCTCCCACCTTAAATAGATGGGAGGCATGTGTTTAGCGCTTACCCTGACCTCGGTAACGCTTCTTGTAGTGCTTGTTCCCGCCATTTGGACCGGGCTTTCCGGTCTTTGTTCTCGGGCTCATACCAATACTTGTCTTTTTCTTAACTGCTGTCTTCTGTACGGTCTTCTTAGCCATGCTTACCTCCTTATTGTTAGCCTAGCAATCTAAAGTTTCTGTAAACGGATCTAGTGGAGAAACCCCACTTTGGATCATATTCTAGTCTTGACATGTAAGGGCGATTTATGTGAATCCTATCCTTCTTGGGATCCACTCCCCAACACTTAATCTTTTCTGTTTCGTTATTGGAGTCAATCACTTCCACAATCCAAAAATCTTTGCCCTTCTTTGTCTTCTTTGGGATAACCTTGCGTGGAATAAACCAGCAGAGTTGTAGCTCTTCATCAAATTCAGAGATAGGTGGAATAAACTTTTCTTTTAGTTTCTCGATTGTTTCTGTACTGATAACCAAGTTCATGGGGAACACACCAGTCAAATCAGTCTTAAACTGAATGATCTCTTCCTCGGAAAAGTCGCCCTCTCCTCTATACAGATCAATGTTGCCATGAAACTTTTTCTTAGTCTTGGGCCTATCAACCACTGATGCAGACCAGAAGTGTTTACGACCAGTAAATCGATCATCGATAAGAGAATCCATGGCCCCAGCCCTACAAAGAGCATCAAGAGCTTTCTTATTTAGTTTGGCATATTTTACTTCTTCTCGGAAGAGAAAATCCTCAATATCTGTAAATGGGCGATTGTTTAGAACCTGCTCCATCGCAGACTCACCAAAACCCTTGATACTTGTGAGCGGCTGAATGAGCGTCTTGCCGTCCTGACCAATCTCCCAAGTACGACCAGAAGTGTTCACATCGACAGGCGCAATCTTGTAGCCAAGAGACTTCGCCAAGTTGATAGCGTTCTCCTTCTTGCTCTCGGGCTCTTTGTCGAGGAAAGCAGCAAGCCACTCTGCCTCAAAGTAAGTTAGGAGCCAAGCACACTGATAAGAAATGATAGAATAGGAAACAGCGTGGGACTTGTTGAAGCCATAGCCAGAGAAGTATTCAAACTTCTCCCATAGATCCTGCGCTTCAGCCCTAGCGATGCCCTTGTCAACACAGCCATCAATGAACTTCTTGTGAATCCTATCCTTAACCTCAAAACCCTTGCCCGTCCCCTTTTTAGTTAGGAGCTTACGAAGCAAGTTGCCTTCGTCAAGAGTTAGTTCCTTGCCGAGTGCATGAGCAATCTTGGCGATTTGTTCCTGAAAGATCAAGAAACCAAACGTTTCTTCGGTGATCTCCTGAACCTGTGGAGTGAGATACTTGATATACTGAGGGCTTTCCTTAGCGTCAATGTAATCCTCGTGGACGTTGGCCGATAGAGGGCCGGGACGATAGATAGAAGTGATAGCGGAAACATCAATAATGTTGTTTGGCCTCACGCGCTCGGCAAAGTTCTGTGCTCCATCCTCGGTGAACTGGAATGTACCTACAAAGTTACCCTTGTGAAAAACATTTTCATAGACTCTCGCATCATCGAGGTTGATAACATCGGGATGCAGGTTCTTGTCGTAGAAGTCCTTGACCTGCTTGAACGTCGGCTCTGCAATACCATGATGTCGCTTTAAGATCAACTCAATAGCAGTCTCCATCATGGCAAGAGTCGAAAGTCCGAGAAGATCGAACTTAATGAAGCCCATTGGCTCCAAGTGACGGACGTTCTGACCCTCAGACCAAGGAGTCTGACGAACACCCTTGGAGTTGATAAGGGGCATATTCTTATCCAAGTCCTCGGCAATCACAACACCGCCAGCATGACGGGAGGCAGACCGCACCTGACCGACAAGAGCCTTAACATGCGTCTTGACATTTGGATACTTGCCCAAGAATCCCTTGAGAGAATCAGAGAACTCAAGAACCTCCTGCCAAGTTGGATTGTAAAGACCAGCCTTGATACCGTGCTTTGCCTTAGCAAGCGGAGTTGCTTCCTTGATCATTGCATTTGTGACCAAGTTAACTTCGCCGAACGGAATACCATACAACTTTGAGATATCCTTGATCAGTGACTTCAACTGTAGGGTGTTCCAGTTTGAGATTGGAGCAACACAATCCTCGCCCCACAACTCAATCAACTTATCCTTCAACTCCATAGGGCGGCTGATGTCGTAGTCAATGTCGGGGTAGTCCTTGGCGTCGGAACGCAAGAAGCGAGAGAATAGAAGGTCGTACTTGATTGGATCAACCTGCGTGATGCCGAGAGCATAAGCAACAAGTGAGCCAGCAGCAGAACCACGACCCGGTCCAGCAAGCATCATTGTGTCTGTAACATCAACGATTGCTTTCATAGTCAAGAAATACTTTGAGAAGCCTCGGTCATCAATAACGTGGAGTTCTTCTTTTAGTCTCGCAAGGTACTGCTTGTTGTCAGCAAGGCCCAACTTACGGAGTCCCTCAAGAGAGAAGTTGATTAGCGCCTCAGTCGCGGTGTGTCCAGCAGGAACAACGAACGAAGGAAGACGAACAGTGTTGTCGGGAAGAAAGTTCTCAATGCGATCGAACGCAATGCGATGTGTCTCTTCGATAGAACGCAACACAAGGTCGTCATCGTACTCAGCGCCACAATCGGCTGAATACTTCTTGTAACTCTCCCACATTTCGTCGCCGTTCTTGGGGTAGAGTTCGTAACCAATCTCATCAACAGAGACAGGTAGTTCGCTCTCGGTGTCAGCCCACTGCGGGCGACCCTTGCCAAGCCAGCCAAGACGCTTGTATAGTTCGCGGTCCTTCCAAGCATCACGATTGGGATAGTGCGAGTCTGCGGTCGAGATCACCTTGACGCCAAACTCGTCACAAACTTGAATGACAAACTTGTTGAGTTCATGCTGCTCAGGAACATTGTTCCACTGAATCTCTCCGTGCCAGCGATCACCAAACACATCAACCATCTTGCGGGTTGTATCTCGCATAGCCTCAAGCACAGCC